CTTTTTGGAAATCACTGTGTTTCATTTTCCAGAGATCCTTGCGATCTATAAGATTTGTGAAATCCTGAAATGTTGCGGCATCTGTCATCTGATTTTTTAAAGCAATTAACCTATCAGACTTTGCCTTGAGATAAGCCATATCAGACTCATCTAACAAATACTTTTTCTGAGCTTTAGCCAGTTTTTCAGAGAACATATCGCTGATAAAATCAGCAGACGTAAAAGAGTCAATCCCTGTTTGTTGTCGAGTTAACAACTTCTTGTCATCACGCTTTTTTTCTTCACCAGATTTCCACTTTTCCCATTCTTGTAATACTTCCGTAAAAAATTCTTTATGCTCTGGCTTGCTTATTGTGGGGTCGCTCATCATGGCGTTAAACAGGCTGGCCTTGTCCTCCCACTTAAACATTTTATTAAAACGCCATTGCCCGAAAGCTTTTCTCCCTTCATTAAAATTTGGGTTGTCTTTAGTAACCCTATCAAACCGGGTCATCATACTGTTGACCTTATTTTCAGGAACATTGTAAGCAATGTATGCACGGCCTTGTTTTGCAAATTCTTCGTCAGACATCGCTGACAATCTGCGCCAGTTTTCATCCAGCGTTGAGTCGTTTTGTTTAGTGGAAAGCGTTTTCTGTTTTTCCATTCTTGAGAGGAACTGAGCCAATGCCCTTGTCGATGCTTCGCTTTCTGGCGACTTTTTGCCGGTAACGATCTCGCTTAGTGACATTCCGTTGTCACCAAAGCCCTGCTCATCCAACGCTTCTATGGCTTCTAACGCCTGCATCCACTCATCCTGTGTAGATGCGGGGTCGTTAAGCGTGTTCATGTTAGATGAAATAACCTCATCGTGCAGTAATCCTTCAATCTGGGAACGGATAAGGGGATAATTCATCCCCACAAGCTCGTCCCGAATGCCTTTGTAAAATGAGGAATTGTTAAGAAACACATTGGGATCGCCTTCGTAGCCTGTTTGCTCAAGCCTTGTCTGGACTAAAACTCTAGCTTCGTTCAACGCTTGTTTCGTGGTTTCTGTTTGCACCACATCACGCAACGCTCCGTAAGCTCTGGTCTTAGAGGCTTCCCATTGCTGAGTAAATTTAGGGTTAAAAAACAAATCTTCAAAACCAACATTCCGCTTATGCTTAGACAACCACTCATCTACTAGATAAGTCATTCTTTCAGAAGGAGTCTCGCCTTCTTGGTCGTATCGGTATCCCTCCATTGCTTCTGCAATCATCGAAGGCGCATCATCCATCAGTAAACGCCCGGCTTCTCGGCCCATATTCTCTGATCGTGCATCACGCCAAGCTTCTTTATACAACCGATTGTCTCTAAGCGGCTCGTCAGACGGGGGAGTAACTAAACCTTTGGCGACTTGTTCCTGAACTCGGTTTATTCCCGCTTCGATCTGAAGCTTTCGGTTTGCCACAAGTAGCTCCCCGAACTGGTTTACATAACTTCTAAGTAATTGACCTCGTGTTGCCATTAGTATTTACCTGATCTGATTCTATAAAGTGGATCGCTTTGCCTACCCCCGCCAAGTCTTAATTGAGTTGTAGATTTTTGTTTTGGAACTGGTCTGCGCCGTGCTAAAGCATCCTGTTGTGGCGTAGGACTAGGCTTCCCTTTAATCCATTCCCCAACCTTCCAATCATCCCCTAACTGCTTGTCAGTGATATAGCCTTGGAATATGGACAAGAGATGCCCGGCACGAACCATATTGTAATCGCCAATTGCTTCCTTCTTTTCCAGTTCAGCCGCTTCCAGTGCCAAGTCAATACTGGTGACGTTGTTCTTCCATTCGGTTGTTGTATCGGAAATTGTGGAAGCAAGATAGACTCTTAACTTCTCAAGATCCCCTTCTATCTTAGTAAGCTCGTTGAGGTTAGCCGCAGTCAGTTGTCGCTTAGTGTTTTCAACACTTTGGCCTTTAATTCCTTTTGCAAATGCTTGGGCATCTACTTGAGATTCTTCAACCATCTCTTTAATGGCTAATTGCAATGAAGCTTCTGATGCTTTTTCCTTTTCTGCTTCTGCTTCTAGCTTTGCCCGAAGCATCTTGGATGCGGCGGCTTGGCCTGCGGCCTTTTTATTTTGTGCGGCTTGACGTTTCTTAAAGTCATATTTCTCATCTTGAAAATCCACGTTCCAAGCATACTCCTGTTCTGCCGCATATATGTTGGCAAGAGCCAATCCAGCACCAGCATATTTACACATTAAATTCTCCTAGTTCGCTGATGGAATTGGGCCTCCCACTCGCCACCTTGGAAAGAGCAGGGCAAATGATTGTCAGATTGGATCTCAACCTGAACGCCGGTGGATACGGAGTAAACCGGGAATCTGAATGTGCCTGAAACAATAGGCGATTTATCTGCAAGCATTTCTTTCTGTGATATGATTCTGCCGTTCATGGTGTGGTTGCTTGTGGTTCTTACTGCCGTGGTCCCATCTAAAACGTCATGGCCTTGGGGTTTAATAACAATCTTAAAGAACCCGGTATTTGAATAGTTTACTGACATTGTTCTTAGCTGAATTCTGCCTGCCGTAGTTGCGGCTTGTCCCTCTGCGACACGAACCACCGGCTCACTAAAACGATACAGAAAATCGTACTTAACCCCTGCCCACAACGGGTTGCTACTAGAAAGTGCCGTGGTTGCTATATCAGTAGTGATTTGAGATGCGGTCTTTTGGTCGCCAAATTTATCCACATAAACCAGATCCGTTCCGGCATCGGTGTAATAGGTCGATGTAAAATTAGTGAATGCGGAGTTGGTGGTAAGTTTTACCCGCCGGTCAAGTAGCACGGCATGGCCTTGATCTGTCTCGGTTTCTGCACTGTCACGGCCCAGATTGATTTTTTCGATGTAGCTTCTGGTTGTGGAATCTACTGTTCGTTCTATAACCAAGATTAAATCTGCTTCGACAAACCCCATTGCCCGAACTTTGCCGTCAAACTTCCATGTTGACCAAGCGGCCTGAACTTTAGTCGATCCGACCCAAGTGTATCGGTACACAAAGATGGTATCTTCGACAGTCGAATCATCTGTTCTAACCAAGAGCAGATCCACGTTGGAGCTTGCTAACAACTGAGTGGCTTCACCGGGGATGTATTTATTAACGTGCATCGTGATCGCTTGGGCATCCATCGTGTTGGTGGTGCTGTCAACGTAATATTCACGAATGCCTGTGTGTCCTCCCCGTTTTTCTGCAAAGAAGACGAACCGCCCTGAACTGGTGGGGGCCGACCTCATCGAAGTCTCAAAAGTGGTAACTGTTTTTATTGCCGCCGACTTGGTGGTAAGCACCGATTCAGCCCTTAACGCCAACTGTTGCAGTTTAGAGAACATAATAAGGTTCTCATGGTGCGGTATAGCGTACTCAAGGTTGCTGATCTCTGTACCGGCAGATGATACCGCAATGGCCTGAGTGTCTAACTCGGATAAAACAGTGGTAAGCCAGAAGTTTGTAGTCTCGTTAGTTTCACTCAAATACAGTGTTTCTTCACTAAGAAATCCAAGTCTGCCTTGGTGATAGAAAATGTCTGAAAGTTTCCGATTTACAAAATCCGGGTATGGATTTGTTTCATCATCGCCTACTGTTCTGGCATCCCAGTTTGTGAGTTTCAGCGAATAAGTGCCGTCACTGTTTCGGACTAAACGCCTTGGCAGTGTCGTGGCATCAAACTGGTGAGCAATGTTGTCTTTTGCACATTCTTCGTAGGTGATTTCACTACTGGTTGTGTTGTAAACTGCACGAACATAGAAATCGTCCTGGTCCTTGGTAAAGTCACCGGCAACATTCATTTCAAAACCGCCCATTTGCGTTGGGCCTTTAGTCGGAAGATTGGCAAATTTAGAGGTCTTACCTTTAAAAACCCTCATGTGTCCAAAATCCTTGGAATCCTTGGCTTCTATCGTGAAATCTACACTTCGGTTAGCAGTCTTGAAGTAAATTACAGACTCCCCATCCCTCATATATGCTTGAATAACAGGGGCGGTTAGATTTGTGCTACTTACATTTATAGAAGAGATAGACCTTTGACCACCAGAAGGCGTTGGAAGTGAAGACCCGCCATTAAGTTGCTTAAATAATTGCTCGGTTATTTCCTTGGTAGTTGTGTCTGCTTCAACAATATCATCAGCAGTTGCGTACTGATTCGTGCTTTTTACTGTATGCGTGAAGTCATTAACAGTGCCGTCATTTTCAGTAATCGTTATTGTATAAGTTGTACCGAAATCTCCTAAACGCACCCATACTGCCGCTTCGTAAAAGTCTCGGTTTGTGGTGACAGTGCTGGATTTTTTGACAGTCGTATTTTTATTTAAAATAAAAGTTTCATCAGCAATAGAGACTATGCGGATGTCGCCGCTTGGATCGGTCATCTTCACATAATCACAAACAGTATTGTAATCACCCCCAGATGAGTAAACCTTGGCAAAAGTCGGAGAGCCTGAAGCATTTACGGCAGTGTCAGAAGCCGACATTGTGTATTTTATTGTCGAGCCGGTTGTGCCGGTTATGGTCGTAAATTCACCATTGTAATAATTAGTACCAGTTGTCACTTCCGCAGAGTTGATCTGCACCTTGTCGCCTACACTTAAACCATGCGCTGATGCAGTGGTTGCAGTCGCAGTCGCCCCAGAATATGTTATTGAATTTATCGCATGATCGTTGGGTTCTGTTACGTTGACTGTAACGCTGGACCCGTCAGAAGTGTTGTATAATGTAGGGGGTTGGTTTGGTCTGATAAGTAAAAAGTAAGCTTCATCAGCCGAGCGAATAATTGTTGCTCCAAACGAGTTGGCAGTAGCGAAATCGCCTATCTTGGAAAGATGCTCAGAGCAAGGCCGTTTGCTTAAACCCTGTGATGGATCTGATAAGCCGTTTTCTTGAATATCTCCTTGAGTGGGAAGGCGCAAAACCATCGGTTGTTGCGAAACCCCATCCGCAAAATTAGGAAATGAATCGTTTATGAACGGCACTTAGATGATCCTATTATGTGCTTCGTAAATATTAAACTCACCACGAAGGGAGTGGTCAAAGATAGAACGCTTTGCAACAACACCTTCAGCCTGTTTTAACTCTGTCCGTGCCATAGCTTCATCTCTTTCTGTAAAGCCATAGATTTCTTGTGCGCCTAAGTATCTGGAAACAAAGACTCTAGCGGCTCGGACTGCAATGTATCTTCGTGCATATTCAGGAAGGGAGTTGTTCTTTTCAGTCGGGTCATCGTTAAATTCAATTTCTTCCACAAGATCAACTTTGACCTCATCGTAATCATCCCCAATGAGATAGTTATGTTTCTCAAAGTTATATAGGCGTAATCCTCTTTGCACTAAAGGGAAGTCCCTTGAAGTGTCAACGCACGTTACTTTTAATGTGTTTATAGGTAGCTCAACAATCTTGTCATCGTTGGGTGTAAGTGAGTATTTTCTTCGTGTGTTAAAAGTCCACCCTTCGGTTTGCACTTCCTTATTTATTCTGTTCAGTATTCTTTCAGCCGCTTCCGCATCTGCTAAACCCGATTTTAAGCTATTGACCGGGGCTTCCCCGATCACCGAAAGCATCACATTTACTGCTTCCAGCTTCGGATTCTCTACGCTTGTAGCCATTCGATTGTGTCTAAGGAAAGGGAAAGGGGGCCGAAGCCCCCTAAAAAAACAAGATTAGGCTCTTGTTGATTGGTTGCCAGCATAATTAAGCTGATAGCACGATTCAGGACGGAGCCAATTCGTTCCAAGAGCGAATTTAGCCACCATCAAATGCCCCTGTCGGCGAATGTCATACTCAGATTCTACCTTCAAGCCCATTAACTGAACTGTTCCGATAGCTGAACGATGAAATCCGACTGCAAGACACTTCCTGAAATCACCAATATAGCTATTGCTAGTTTGGATCATGCCAGTGTCATGTGATGTGACGTTAGCCAAAGTAGGAAGGTGATTGGACTTCAGGACGTTAATTCCTGCAATCCGCAGAACTTCACCATCTGCAAACGAACCAGATCCACCCCAATCACGATTAATGGCTTTAGTGCCTTCAACGATCTTGTAGTATTGGATCGGATCAAAGACCACATAGCGGTCATTTTCTGGAACATCATTCTGATCCATCATCCGGGCCATTGTCATGACATGACCGGCAAGCTTGTCGCCGTCAATATCGTCAGTCTCAGATGCAAGTGTGATCTGATTAGCCGCAGAAGGCTTCCCGCCTGTGATGTTGGTCGTCTGACCACCACCATTATGAACCTGAATCAGACAGTTCTTGTCGAACTTGTTCGCAAGTGCCTGACCAAGCTGGTGGGCGTATGGTTGCCTTACATCGTAATGATTGATCGCTTCATCCAGATTGGAAATGAAGACATGAGCAATCAGAAGACCATCAATATGCACAATTCTTTCAGTGTGCTTGATAGCCGCCCCAACAATTTCTGTACCGGGGGAATGGTACTCCGCCGCACTGGTCCCTAAAATTGGGAATTGTGCCGACTTCCCCGAAGAAATAGTTCGGTTCATGTGTAACGGCTTCATGATGTTTAGTTCATCAAATGTGGTAAGAACCTCACCACTGAAGACCTTCAAAAATAAACTTAGAACGTCACCCGTTGCTTGAGCTTGCCCTAGTCGTGAGACTGTTGCATTAGCCA